ATACAGTATGAATATATTACCTCCTCCGTTCATTGAACGCATCCAATACAAAAACTGTAAACAGATCAACGATCCTGTTACACGCAAACGAGTATACCTAACACCCGACGGTGAAAGCCTTCCTAGTGTAACAACCATACTGTCAGCTACCAAAGACATGACCCATTTAAACGAATGGAAAAAGCGTATAGGTGAAGACAAGGCTAGACAAATTACTACAGAAGCAGCAGGCGTAGGTACAGCAATGCATTCTAACCTAGAACGTTTTTTGATTGGGGAACAACGCCAACCTGGCAATAATCCCGTACACGTTCAGGCAAACAAAATGGCCGATGTTATCATTGAAAACGGCCTGAACAAATTGGACGAAGTATGGGCTATGGAACAAAGTCTGTACTTTCCCGGATTGTACAGTGGAACTACTGATCTAGTTGGAGTCTATCAAGGTGAGCCTGCAATCTGCGATCACAAACAGACCAACAAGCCTAAAAAAGCAGAATGGGTTGAAGACTACTATCTACAGTTAGTTGCTTATATATTAGCACATAATGAAGTCTATGGCACTGATATGAAACGTGGTGTGATCTTTATGTGCAGTAGAGATCTACAATATCAACAGTTTGATCTAACTCCTGACACTTTCAACAAATATCAGGATATGTGGCTAAACAAGGTCGAAGAATACTACGCAACAGGCCGGTAAGCATAACCCAATAAGATAAATACCCTATAACGGGAATTTATCTATGGCTGTCATTCAAATCTCAAAAATCCAACATCGAAGAGGATTAAAAAACAACAATGTGGGCATTCCACAGCTTAGTGCAGCAGAACTTGCCTGGGCAGTGGATACGCAAGAACTGTATATTGGTAATGGCAGTGTTAGCGAAGGCGCTCCTTATGTAGGGAATACCAAGATTCTCACAGAACACGATAATATAATAGAGTTAGCTTCTAGTTATCGTTTTGCATCAACTGATCCCACAATCACACTTAGTGTGCCAAGATCCTTGTCAAGCAAACTTGATGAACAGGTTAGCATACTAGATTTTGGTGCAGTACCAGACGGCAGCACTGACTGCTCTGATGCCTTTGAAACTGCATTTAGCCAATTGTTTAGAAATGCAGACAACAAATATAAAAAGACCTTGATACTGGCCAACGGCACCTATCTCTTTAACAGGTCTATCAAAATACCATCAAACACTAGAATGCAAGGCGAGACTCAGTCGGGAGTAATTTTAGATTTTTATGCCAACGATATAACTTTGATTACCGAGTTAGGTACAGAAGTTACTGGACCTTTTACAGATGTCGACAGGCCAACAGACATATATATTTCTAATCTAACAATTGCGGCTACGGTAGGACAACTTGTTATCACAGGGTTAAAAGACAGTACATTTGATCAGGTTACGTTTAGTGCAGGCTATCAACTTGGTGATCCTGTACCTGTTATAGCAGATGCTGAACCTGCGGTCTACTGGGAAAACACCTCCTTCGACACTAGAGTAAACAATATTGTTTTTGAAAAATGTAAATTTATTAATCATAGATTGGGATTACATTGCAGACAGATTGTTCCAACCGAAGTTTTACAAACACAGATTAAAATACATCAATGTGAATTTTTAGAAAATCATACCAGTGTTTTAATAACTGGAGTGCAAGATCAAATTAACAAATGGACTATATCGCAGTCTAAATTTGAAGAAATATCAACCAGTGTTCTGTATGCTAATCAAGGTACTGGCACCATTGTGCGCGACTGTGAATTTATCAATTGCGGCACAACTACTAATAATGCTACAGCACCAACTGGTTCCTTTATCACTTTTGTTCAGGCAAAAAACAATGTGGTAATTGACTGCGTATCTGACCGCCAACAGGCCACAGGCGGGCTAGTGGTGAGCTCCACTACTGCTGCATTCTCCGAAGTTGAAAATGCCAATTTCTGTAACTTTCTTAATGGAGTAACATTTGAGATTTTTAAATCAGATAGCTTTTTTGACTTAGCTGTTTTTTCTTCTGCAAATAAATTTACTGAAATATCTTATCTATTAAATTTAAATGGTCATAGTAGACGCGGCCAATTAAGTTTTATCATAGACACTGATCAAAGTACTGTGGCTCTAACAGACAATTTTCAATACTCATCGGGAGGAGTAATCATGACTGATTTTGAATTTAATGCTACATTAAAAAACAACAGAGGCGATTCAACGCAAGAAACAGTAATGCTTTCTTATAAAAATCTTACGGTTAATGATGCTGCCGGTGACATCAGTTTCTTTGTAGGTTACGGTGTTTGATGCATATGGTATAGATAGACTTGCCAAATGGAAAGAATTTAGACAACAGTTAGAACACAGCCAAACACCTTTAGAAGATGTGGCTGGGTTTTGGAGTCGTGCTCCGTTTGTCAGTGACTATCTCAATCCTAAAACTCCTCAGAATTGGCCAGATCCTTGGCACCTTATTCTTGATCAAAAATTAGACAGTCTTGCAATAGTTCTAGGAATGCTGTATACTATTAAATTAACACAGCGGTTTATGGATGCAGTTTGCGAGATACATATGTCTATGCCCCAGAAAGAAAAAGATCACGATTACTATCTTGTAATCGACGATACAGTTGTACTAAATTTTTATTATGGCGCAGTAGCCCCAATTGCAGACCTTAAAAATGTTCAAACCAACATATTGTTTTCTGTAAAAACTCTGCAATAAATATCATACAGGAAAAATCATAGAATGCCCATTACAGTAATAAAAAGAAACGGAAACAAAGAGTCACTAACAATAGAAAAATGGCAGGCACAGGTCGCTAAGATTTGTTCAGGAATTGCTGACGTTAGCCAATCAATGATTGAGATCAAAGCTCAACCACATTTTTATGATGGCATTACTACTAGAGAAGTAGACGGTATTACTCTACGAGCAATTGTGGATCTTATTGATGTTGAATCAAACCCCGATGTAGGTAATATCAATTATCAGTATGTAGCAGGCAAACAAAGATTGTCAATGCTACGCAAGGATGTATATGGTAGTTACGAGCCTCCCCACCTTTATGAAATAGTTAAAAAGAATGTGGCTACTGGACTGTATACGCCCGACCTATTGACATGGTACTCGGAAGATGATTGGAACAAGATGCAAGAAATAATCGATCATACTAAAGATGAAGGCTATTCCTATGCGGCCATTGAACAACTAATTGAAAAATATCTAGTTAAGAATCGTGCAACAAAACAAACTTATGAAACACCACAGATTAGATATATGATTGCGGCAGCTACAGTATTTCATAAGGAAGAACCAAACGCGGTTCGTATGCGTTACATAAAGGAATATTACAATGCAGCTTCAGACGGCTTATTTACTCTCGCTACTCCTGTTCTTGCTGGGCTTGGTACTCCCACTAAGCAGTTCAGTAGTTGTGTACTCATTCGCAGTGATGATGATCTTGACTCCATTTTTGCTAGTGGCGAGATGATGGCCAAGTATGCCAGCAAACGTGCTGGCATTGGTTTGGAAATAGGACGTCTACGTCCTTTAGGCAGTCCCATCAGAGGTGGTGAGATTATGCACACAGGTATGATACCTTTCCTAAAAAAATGGTTCGGTGATTTGCGATCATGTTCGCAGGGAGGCATTCGTAATGCTAGTGCTACTGTATTCTATCCTATTTGGCATCTTCAGTTTGATGATCTTATTGTACTTAAAAACAACCAAGGAACAGAAGAAACCCGAGTCCGTCATATGGATTATGGGGTTGTGCTTAGTGCTTTCTTCTGGAGACGATTTAAAAACAAAGAACAAATAACATTCTTTGATCCCAACGAAGTACCAGACTTATATGAAGCCTTCTATAAAAATACAGAACGTTTCGAAGAGCTCTACGTAAAATATGAAAAGCAACAGGGTTTAAGAAAAAAAACCATGAGTGCCGAAGAAGTGTTCAAGAGTGGTATACTAAAAGAACGCACAGACACGGGTCGAATATATCTCGTGTTCATTGATAATGTAATGAACCAAGGACCTTTTGATCCTGAGTATCATACGATTTATCAAAGTAACTTGTGCTGTGAGATCCTATTACCCACACGTTCATTTAAAAGATTAGATGACGCTGATGGCCGCATAGCGTTATGTACACTGGGATCTATCAACTGGGGATCGTTCCGTAATCCAGAGGATATGCGTAGAGCCTGTAGGATTCTACAGCGTAGCCTGTGTAACATTCTTGACTATCAAGATTTCTTGTCAATACAGAGTAAACTTAGTAACGATGAGATACAACCACTAGGCATTGGTGTTACTAACTTGGCCTACTGGCATGCCAAACGCAGTCTCAAGTACGGCGACAAGGATGCCTTACAGGAAGTTAAGAGTTGGATGGAACACCAGGCCTACTACTTGACAGAAGCCACAGTAGAGTTGGCCAAAGAACGCGGTGCTTGTGCGCATTCAGACAAAACACGCTACGGTCAAGGCACCTTCCCATGGGAGCTCCGAGCCAAGGGTGTAAATGAACTAGCAGATTTTGCTCCAGAACTTGACTGGGAAACATTACGTGGTAATATGAAACAGTATGGTGTTCGCAATGCTACACTAATGGCCATTGCTCCTGTAGAAAGTTCCAGTGTTGTAATTAATTCAACCAACGGTATTGAAATGCCTATGAGCTTGATTAGCACTAAAGAAAGTAAGGCAGGGAGCTTTACGCAGGTAGTGCCAGAGTACAACAGATTGAAGAACAAGTATCAATTGATGTGGGAACAAAAAGACTGTGACGGCTATTTAAAAACTGCGGCCGTGTTAGCAGTCTATGTTGATCAAAGTATTTCAACTAACACGTTCTACAATCCAGCACACTGGGCTGATCGCAGAGTGCCTACAACGCTAATTGCCAAGAATTTAATGCAGGCTCACCTGTGGGGTTTGAAGACATTCTACTACAGTCTAATTAACAAAGCAGGCAGCAAGGCCTCAGCAGAGCCAACACCAGAAGTACACTACAACGGATTTCACAATGAACGTGAAGTTGAAACAAGCATCGAAGAAGATTGCGAAGGATGTAAACTATGAGTAAACAACAATACAACTTAACAACAAAGACAGACTATCTTAATCGTAAGATGTTTCTGGATCCAGCAGGTCCGGTTACTATTCAACGCTTTGAAGAAGTCAAGTATAAAAAGATTGCAGACTTTGAAGCAACTGCACGTGGTTTCTTTTGGCAACCAGAAGAGATCAGTCTAAGCAAAGATGCCAACGACTTTAAAGAAGCTAGTGATGCTGTTAAACATATCTTTACCAGTAACCTATTGCGCCAAACAGCCCTAGACAGCCTACAGGGTCGTGGCCCGAGTCAAATTTTCACACCAGTGATTAGTCTACCAGAACTAGAAGCATTAGTTTATAACTGGACTTTTTATGAAACAAATATTCATAGTAAAAGCTACAGTCACATCATTCGAAATATCTACAACGTACCTAAAGAAGTTTTTAATACCATACACGACACTGCTGAGATTGTAGGCATGGCTAGCAGTGTAGGCAAGTATTACGATCTATTACATCAAATAAACTGCCAGAAAGAAATCAATCCTGATTCAGTTCAAGAAAAAGATCATGTAAGAGCAATCTGGTTAGCCCTTAATGCCAGCTACGCACTAGAAGCCTTCCGCTTTATGGTCAGCTTTGCTACTAGTCTTGCAATGGTAGAGAACAAAATCTTTATTGGCAATGGCAATATCATCAGCCTAATCTTGCAAGACGAATTGTTACACAAAGGATGGACTGCCTATTTGATTAATCAAGTGGTTAAAGAAGATCCAAGATTTGTTGAAGCTCGAGACAACTGCCAGGCAGAAGTCTATCAACTTTATATGGATGTCATTCGTGAAGAAAAAGAGTGGGCCGCCTATTTGTTTAAACTAGGTCCAGTTATTGGACTCAATGCAAACATTCTGCGTGACTTTGTAGACTACACCGCACTAGACGCACTAAAACAAATTGGTATCAAGTATCAAGCAAGTGCTCCTAGGTCAACGCCAATCCCTTGGTTCAACAAGCACACTGATACCAGCAAGAAACAAACTGCACTACAAGAAAACGAATCAACTAATTATGTCATTGGAGTTATGGGCGAAGGCATTGACTATGCGGACCTTCCGGAGCTATAATGTTTAAAGTGCAATTTAAAAATAAAAGTCCATACGAATCCTGGTCTACTCTAGGAACATATGGTACTGAAGCTGCCGCTATCCAAGCAGCTCTTTTTAAAAAAAATAAAGGGTCAATTCTAGTCAGAGTCACTGACTCGAAAGGATCAATAGTGTATTCAAATTAAAGGAAACAAAATGAACCCAGTTATTGTATGGAGCAAATATCATTGCCCCTATTGCGATCAAGCCAAGGCGTTATTAACACAACAAGGTGTTAAATTTGAAGAACGTAAAATTGGTGATGGTTACACCAAAGAAGAATTGCTAGAAGCAGTACCAAATGCTCGAACAGTTCCGCAAATTATTATCAATGGTGTATCCATTGGCGGTTTTACAGAATTAAGAAAATATATTGACGAAACCGGATTCAACGGTACCGGATACTAAAAAGGAAACTAAAAATGTTAATTAATAAAGGCGTAGGCGTAGGCGAAGTTATCACTCTTAAACTCACAAGCGGTGAAGAAATTGTGGCCAAACTAGCAGAAGAAACAAACGACTATTACAAGTTATCAAAGCCAATGGTTATTGGTATGGGACAAAAGGTCCTGGACTGATGCCCTACCTGTTTACAGTTAGTCCAAATGCAGATATCAAATTGTCTAAGACTACAGTCACAGTAGCAGAAGCAACTGATGAGGCATTTGCCAAACAGTTCCTCGAATCAACTACCGGCATTGCGCTGGCTTAAATACTAGTTTAAGGAATTATTATGGCCGCCGGCGATCCAATTGATTATTCTAGTTATTATGCTAGTATTGCTACCGCATTAGGTACTATTGCTTCAAATTCAACAGACATTAAAACTTCCCTAGCCACTATCGCTACGCAAACAACTACA